GGACATGGTACGCAATAGAGTATGACCAAGAAAAAGAATTATTCTTTGGCGCAGTTGATGGAGACTTTTTTGAATTCGGTTATTTCAGTTTAAGAGAATTAGAGAATAACGAAATCGAAAGAGATATTTATTTCGAGCCAAAACTATTATCAGAAATTCAATTTCAAAAACAATAACTATCTAGAAGGCATTGTTTAAACAGTGCCTTTTATGATAGCTATAACAAGCTATTCAATAGGAGTTGGCATATATCCTATGCCTGCTATTATTGTAAGACACAATAGAGGAGACACATGAATACACAAAAACAATTGTTGGCAGAAAACCCAACAAGTAACAAAGTATATCAAGGCACACGCGAGGAATGGCTCAACGATGTAGCCGACTTCTTTTACAATAAAATAAAAGAGGAATATGTTCCTGTTGTACCTAGAGAAAATATTAAATTATCTATGGGGTTCATGCCTACAGGTAACAAGATGGGTAACGCTATCGGTGTATGCCATTATGAAGGCCACTCTACAGGAAACTATAGAGAAATCTTCATCAAGCCTACACTCGGAGCCAGTAACCTAGTCGAATGTATCGAGACAGCACAAGTTGTAGCCCACGAAGTTACACACGCAGTGTTGCCAGTCAAAACAGGCCATGGCCCTAAGTTCGCTAGAATAATCAAGAATTATCTAGGTGCCGAAGGTAAACCAACAGCTACTGTTGCAGGCCCAGGGTTCACATTGTTAGTCAAAGACTTCATTGAGAGCTTAGGTTATCTTCCACATTCAAAAATGTTAGAAGATAAAATCGGTAAGGGTTCGACTACAGTTGCAGTACGATGCACAGGAGCAGAGAGTTGCCCAGGTTCATCAGACAAATCAATTGCCCAAGGTTGGGGATTGATTGCAAGAGTATCTATCGCAGTCTACAGAAAAGTTGGTGACAACTTTAGATGCATGGCTTGCGGTTCCAGTACTGTTGTAGAGTTACCGGAAAATCTTAGAAAAGATTACAAGTAAGTATATAGATAGCTTGTTGTTTAAACAGCGAGCTATCGATTATATTTATCAAGACACAAACAGAAAGGAGATATATGCAAGCATATATTATAACAGCTAGAGATAACTTCAGTGGCTACCATGACGCGTTCAAGGTAACTGCAGACAGTGCGTCTTCAGCTATAAACAAATGGACTAAATTACAAGGTAAGTTAGGTATCAATACAGAGTATAGATGGCCTAACCCAGTGGCCTGCAAAGCAGAACATTTCAAGCCACAGTTCCTTAACCAAGACAATATGCCAGTTAATATGCGACACAGTGGCATGGAGGGTGATGGTGGTAGCCAGTACAATCACGAGATTGTACAGTGGAGTGACCTAACTAGAGCAGAGAGAGAAGATGTTCTAGAATGGTTAGCCTTAGATAAAGAGACCAAAGACGATGAGCTTACGCCCTTTTAGTGTCGAGGGTTGACAGCTTGTAGCCTATGAGGAGTACAAGGTGGTTTATTCATCCACCTTCCTTTGCCTTGTAGGCTACTGGGTGTAGATAGCAAGCAATTTATGTGAGGCAAAAGATACATTGCCCTGTATAAAAAGTCTTATGTAGATTGCTTGCTGTTTAAACAGACAGCAGAGACACAAAGAAAGCAGGACACAATGATAGAACGATTGAAGAAAGTAATCGCAATAGTAAAAGAAGAATTAGAGATAGACAAATCTTTAATGGAAGTCAAAGATATTTACTTTGACGAAGGATATATAGCAGGTGTAGAACATGCTATAACAGTAATACAGGAGGAAAAATAATGAGTGACCACAGTAGGGATGATGCACAACAAGTTGCAGAAAAGTTCCAAAAAGATATCCAAGATATCACAGACAAACTAGACACACTAAATATAAATATACTTAGAGATGGACAAGAAGTACAAGTTCGTTTTTACAGTGAGGTATTTTGTGACACAGTACTAACAAGCATGAGCGATACAAAGGCAGAAATCGTAGAGATTAATCACCACTGTAATCATTATGGTTGTGACGAAATGTTAGAGATACATGTCAAGACTAATTCAGACGCAGGACAAGGACAGATAGGAATAGATAACCTTACATGGAATTGGAATGATGAAAAAGAAGAGCGTGACTATTACTTCGGTGCAGTCATAACTTATATTGATAAGAGTAGATACCTTGCGAGAAGACAGCGAGGTGACTTCAAACTTACAGATGAGATGAATGATTATGTTTATCAAGACATAAAAATATTAGACATACCATTCAAAGCAGGTTGGATAGAAGAGGCAACGCTAGAGCCAGTATCAGAATACTTATCTAGCGATGAGTTCCAAGACCAACTAAAATTGTTAAGCAAAGTTACACACCAAGTTGTAATTAATTAACCCAACAGGGAAAGCCATAGGGTAGGTATGGTTGTTCAGCCTACCCACATGGCTGTTTAAACAAGTAAGAAAAGATAAGGAGGCGTAATGCCAAAGCAATATGAAACTAATAATGGCCTAATAGAAATAGGCAAAGACAGTACCTATACATTGAATGAGTTCAGTGTTTGGTTAGAGATAGAGACAAACCCAACAAACCAAAAAAATACTTCAGTGATGATACATCCTGTTGCATTTGACAGTCTTATCAAAGCTATGGAGAAAGCAAGAGAGATTGGTGCAGTTGATGGAGACACAGCTACCAAGAAGTGGGACGCTGTTGTTAGGAGTGGAGAAATAAAAGGAGCAAAGTATGGGAGAACAAGTAGATACGCCACAAGACCAAGTGTTCTTTAAGGTAACCAAGGTTGTTACCTATAAGTATGACTACCCAATGACAGAAGATGAGCTACATGATTGCAGACAAGATGCAATGAATGACAGTAGTAACTTCTTAGAGAAGTGGGGAAACAATAACGATGCAAAGCAAACTGGTGAGGAAATACAATCCATATCAGTTCTCGATGCAGACGATAGTGATGGTGATAACAGTTGGTACATATAGTACCGACTGTTTAAACAAGGAGCAAAGAATGAGAGAGCCAAAGGAAATATCTATATGTTCTAAGTTTGACATAGTCGAATTTAAAAATAGCGATATCAAATGGATAATGTACGACAGTAGAGACGAAGCAATTAAAAAGCAAACAGAGGAAGAACTAACAGAGCCAACAGTCTTACAACACTTTAAAGTTGTAGGTACTAACGACCAAGGGTTCGTACTAGAGCTTGAAGAAGGTATAGAGATAAAGTATAAGGAGGTATCAGATGAGTGAAAAATTATATTACAAACTGTTTTACTTTTCGCTAGATGCAATGGAGCTAACAGAAAACAAAGATACAGTTACAAAAAGAATAGGTTACAAGTATGCACGAAAGGTATACGACAAAAGTTTTTGGAAACTGTTTAACTATAGCCCATACGATTACAACATGAATGGAGAGATAGAAGATGAGTGAATTAAAAAGATTAGAAGATGAGAAGGTTAGATTGCAAACAGAGATTGATGCAATCAATCAGTTAATTGCCCCTGGTAAAAACGATAACATAAAAACATTGATACATACTAGAGAAAAGTTAGCGACAAATAAAAAACTTGTATCCTTAGAGATACAGATAGAGAGATGCAACATAGAGATACAAAGGATACTAAAACAACATAACGCTATTTAAATAGTTGTTTAATATTCAATAGCTGTTAGTCTATAAGTATGAAATACATTGTAAAAAGTGTGAGCATATTTGACAGCAGTGTTTATGAGTGGGAGTTTGAAGACCTATTCGAGGCACAAGCTAAAGTGAGAGAGCTTAAAGATGTAGGTTCAAATCACTTTATGATAAAACTATACAGCAAAGTATCAGCAAGTATCTAACACTAAACAATTAAGGAGGCAGTATGCCAAACGATGGTATCAATTTTCGTGACCCTGCAAGCATTAAAAACTGGGCTATTGAATTAGCTAACGCTTGTGGAGGTAGCAAAATTATGTTTGGAAATATAAAAAAACCAAACCCAACAAAAGCTAATGCACTGTTAGAACAGTTCGCAATAGCATACAATACACAATTAATAGGAGAGGAAAAAGATGACACCGGCGAAGCAGAAGAAGAATGAAGAAGTAGAAATACTTACAATCAAAGTTATCGTAGACCAAAGTTCAGTAGCAACAGCTAAAGAAAGAGAAAACTTTTTCATTGGTTACATTGATAACATACCCGGTTGTGAAGTTCACTATACAAAAGTAGAGAAAGCAGAGGTGATAAATTTATGACAGACCAAAGTACTATAGTTCTTAACAGACTTAAAGGAATACAATCAGAGATAAACAGAACGCAAATTATGTTGGAAGAAAAACACAAGACACGCAAGCAGTTTATTGTTGATTGTTTAAACAACGACATAACAGTCAAGCAAATAGCAGGTATCTTAGATATTAGTTTGGCAAGAGTATACAAAATAATGGAGGAAATAAATGGACGATAAATTAAAGAAGGCCTTAACAAAGCCATTCAGTAAAGACGAAGTGAAGGCACCACCCAAGGGTAAATTTGGTTCTTATGTACCTCATCACCTTGTAACTAAGAGACTAAACGATGTCGCTTATGGTGAGTGGAGCCATACATTAAAAGAAATTGTAAGAGATAGTGAAGGTAGAGTAAGAGCAGTTGTTACTACATTCACACTGTTCGGTGTATCACATGATGAAGTAGGAGATGTTGATAGCGTAGATGTTAACAACAACAATACAGAAGGTGAATTACTAAAGCTATGTTTTTCAGATGCACTAAAGCGTGGAGCGATGCGTCATAGTATCGGACTACACTTGTGGACAGGTGAGGTTACAGAGGAAGAACACTACGCTAACAAAAGTGTAGAGAAGTTCCCACAAAAAGCAGCTACACCTAACATAACAAAACCAAGTGATAAGTTCTTAGACGAAGACCCAAGTGATATGTTGAACAGACTAAGAGAAGCACTTGCCTTTCACGAACCTTTAGAGGAGACAAGAAGAGCAATTAAAAAACAATCATGGGATGACTGGACAAAAGCTAATAAAGAAAAAGATGTTAGCAAATGGACAGACCAAGATTTCGATGCGTACTTAGACTTGTTTGTACAGTACCAATCAGCTACACCTAAAGCACTAATCGACACAGTCGAGGAAGTGTTTGGAGAAGTAGTTGACAACAGTGGTAGCTTAAAGCCATGCCCTAAGTGTGGAAAGACAGAAGACATAACAGATATGCGTGTCAAGAAAGCAGAGGCACCCGAAGGTAGTGGTATCAAAAACTTACCGGACTTTATGTGTGAAAAGAATGACCCGAAATATAGACCGGCGGCTAATGGATGTGGATGGGGTGGATACATTGGTGGCAAAGGTGACAAGGAAGTACCTAGCACATGGCTCTAGAACAGCCATCGTTCCCACTAGATAAGTTAAAGGCAAAGCTAAAGAAGAAATATCCTAATCATAATTTTGATGTTGCTTCTATGCCCGATACTAAATGCAAAGTTAATGGTAGATGCCCTGGCAACAGGGCTATTTACTATGACAATAGTGGAAACTATTTCTGTGGTGCAATCATTAAGATGATGGATGAAAGAACCATGGAGAAATCAAACAAAGAGTGCGGAGCTTATCTAGTTGAGTTATCAATGAAGAAAGCAGAGCAGAAGAGGATAAGAAATGTTCAGCCTCTTCGCTAGCATTCTACCTTTATGTCTAATACCCATCCAAGAAACACAAGAAGGCATAAGACAATACATACATTGTTTAAACAATGAAACAAAGATAGAACATGTAATTCAATGGGAGCCTCTAGTTACAGAACACTTCAAAGAAGAAGATGTAGCAGAGGCCTTGTTGATTATATTCTGTGAGAGCAGTGGCCGAAGTCAAGTAGTAAATGGTAACACCAATGGCACAAAAGACATTGGACTGTGGCAATTTAATGATAAGACCTGGGCCTGGTTGACACCTAAGTTAAATATAACTGGACCAAGAACTGACCCTGTACTTAGTACAAAGGTAGCAAGTTGGTTATATTACAACGATGGTAGTCACCATTGGAACAGTAGCAATAAATGTTGGAGGACAAATGACAGAACAAAATAAAAAAGAAGAACGAAATAAAAAATTTGATAGAGACTATAGCAAAGGTGTAGCAATGGAGAAGTTGTTTGACACTTTCATGATAGGCTACCAAGTTGAAATAAAATCCGAAAGACATATATGGGAGAATACAAAAAATCATTTTGTTGAATTTAGTTATCTTCCATTCGGAAAAGAAGATATCGATGAGAACTGGGAGGATAGTGGGATAGCAGCTACAACTGCTACTTACTGGGCCTTGATGCTTGTCGATGATAACGAGCAGTGCATAGCAACTTACTTTGTATTAGTTAAAGACCTTAAAAAACTAGCAAGAGAAATATACCACGAGAGTGGTCTTGTTAGAGGAGGAGATGGTAAAAGAAGTAAGGGAGTGGCTGTACCTATTGAGCGTATTGCTGCAATACCCTTTAATCGTTAGCTTATATCCGGTTGTTTAAACAATGACCGGAAAGCTAGGCCCTCTGTCGTTTACTAAGAGAGTAAGCACTCCAGGGTGTGACCACAATCCACTTCTCTGTGTAAAATCAATAGACTTATCAAGGGATGGACATTGAAACCAGTGTCTATCTCCTTGGTTCTTAGCACGAAAGTGATGGTAGTGAGCTGTTATAAGTATCTCTGCTTCACCTGTTGGTAGGAAACCAAACATCTGACCCTTCCACCAGGCCTCTATCTTAGCCTCTGCGTTCCCACTGCCTGATGACATATGACCATGTGTGAATGCAGTCTTCTTACCCTTGACCTCTATATTTAAATGATAACCTTCGGGTATGATGACCTTTACTTTTTTGTATCGTTCTTTGTTGGCCGAAAATATTTCTTCCATTATCTGTAGGTGCATAGTATCTGAGTTGTCTAATCTATTAGAAAGCACTTGCCCTTTACCACTCCTAGTCATTTCACCATGGTTCCCTGGCACTCCAGTTAATGTAATCTTATCTACATGTGGTAAGAAAGTCTCTACTGTTTTGTATATCATAGCTCTAGCTAGTGAGTATTGCTCTAAAAGATTAAGAGAAACATTGAAGGGTTGACTGTCGTAGAAAAATTTAGAACATCCTTCTGTCAAGTCACCCATTCCTACTAGAAATACTTCATCAATCTTCATCCCCATCTTACGATAGTTCTTTAATAGCTTGACTGCATCCTGCAATGCTACATCGTACCTGGCAATAGTTGCCTCAACTCCATAGTCATCCTTGCCCAACTGCCAGTCACTCATCATAAATAACATAGCTGTATCTCCACCAAATAGATTTCGTTTAGTGAGTGCCGGCTTCTTTACTGCTTGTTTAAACAATGCGTCATAATGCTTGTCATGTGTGGCTGATTTCCTGCGTATAGTTCCTTTGAATGCGTGAAAGGTTTCAACGATACCACCTTTAAGCTGTGCATTCCAGGAAGATACCTTTAAGATGCCATCTATTTCGTATATGCTTGGGTCAAATCCCCAGTTCTTTAGAATGTTATCGAAGTCATTCTCATAGTTAGGGTCTGTACCTACATGTACAACTTCACCCTTACCTGTATTAGGGTCTATATCAATAGAAGGTTGCCATCCTGCTTTGTAAAAGTTATTACCATTCTCTGCAGGTATAGCTGTTTTCTTAGATGATTTTTTCTTAGGCATGTTTCCACCTTTCATATACTACATTTAGTATATAACAGATATTGAATTACCTATGTATTTACTTGGATGCTTTTGTAGGTTTTGGTCCTATTTGTTTTTTAGCAAACTCTTTCACTACTACAAGTGCAGCAGCTCCACCGGATAAGGCAGCGAGTTGTACTGCATTAGCGTCAACACCAACTAATGGTGCAACAGTTAACGCAGATATGAATGCTTCAACAAAAGTCCAAACAGTTTTACTAAGAACATCTTTATATTCTTGGCTCATTTTGTAACTCCATGCTTCATTCCAAGGGGTCCACGCTACATCCTTCTTGAATGTCCCATCAGATTTTCTTTTTCTTTTAAATTTTTCAAACATTAGTTTATTACTCTACCTTTAATCTTAGCGTTTAATGCTATGACACCACCATTAATCTCATTTAATTTCTCCATAACATCCTTAGCTACAATAACATCTGTTAAACTAGCGTCATTTAAATCCTTCTTTAAGAGTTGTTGTATAGTTGTATACTCAATGCTTACCTTCTTACCTTGTAGTAATTCGTTAGCAACTTTCCTATACATAGCTTTGTAGGCCTTTACACTTTGGCCAACGAACCCATCTTTACCTAGGTCTAAGTCTTGCTGAGTTTCCCCAATAATCAAACAACCGCTCGTACTTTCGTCAGTATTCCCCGAATGAATTAATATGTAAGTAAATCCTGGAACATCTTGTAGATGCAACATTCCATAGTGTGAGTTGCCATATTTAGCAGAGTACTTTGTGTGAAAACCACCTGTTTTTCTAAATTGTATATCGTATTCGCCTTCGGGTATGCAAGTCTCGTGCATTACTTTGACTGCTTGATACTGGTCTTCAAGTGTATAACACTCAAACTTACCATCTATAAAGAGCAAGCCATTCGTTGCATCCTTACCGAACTGTGTTCTTACTACTTGTAATTTCATTACGCCTCCTCGTGTGTTAGATAACTACCATACTTGCAGTTACATATAGTTACCCAAGTTCCATTTTTATTCTGCTTGGGGGTACAGAAATCTTCTTTACTTGCCGCCACAACAGCCGCCACCACAACAATCCATGTTAATCTCCTTGTCTAAAACTAATAGTTAATAACCATATGGCTAGTGTAATTAGTGTAGCAAGTCCTGTCACTTGTTGTGCAGAACCAGTGAGTGTTAATGTAGCAATAACTAAACCAACTAAAGTCCAACTAAGGTTAAGTGTTTCCTTAATTACTTTAATTATCCAGTTGCCTACTTGTTTAAACATTGCCTCTCCTAAATACAAAAGCTGCCATAGATACTATTCTAGTCAAAATAACTGGCACTACAACTTCTTGTGCTTTTTCTCGTTGGTCTTGTGTCATGTCGTCACCTATCTCCGAAAGATTTATTTCTTGTATGTCTATATCTACAAAAGTTTGTATAGGATTTTCTATAAAGTTCTCGAACTGTACCTCTGTAACAACATCAGCAAGGGTGTAGTTCTCTACATCTGTGTTTTCTACTGCTCTAGCTACATACTCTTCAACAGCTTCAGCTATTACTTCGTCATCTTTAACTGCTTCAGCAATGATAGCTACATCCTCTGCTTCTACCTGGAATATTTCAGCGACAACTTCTACCTGTTCTTCAGTAAGCTCTTCAACATCTGCAATAGCTTCCTCAACAACAGCTTGTACTATCTCTTGTACTTCTTCTGTAGCTTGGTCTAGGTTCTGTACACCAATATCATTTACTTGTTCAAGTACTTTAACAACTTCTTCAACAGTAGCTTCTTCTACTACAATCTCTTCTACAATCTCTTCTACTTCAATAAGCTCTAAGGGTTCTTTATCTTCCACTCTCGGTAATGTTGTTCCTGGCGTATCTTCACTAACAACTTCCTGTATCGGCTCATCCAAAACTTCCTTGACATCTTCTTTAACTTCTTCATCTATAACCTCCTCTAGTTCT